AGGCTCGGAAAGAGGTAGGGGACTGCAAACGTGAACGCAAGGGATCCCCCATAGATGGCAATCTGCAACCAGTGATCTGATGCAAACTGCCTGAAACTGTTCACCGTATTCAGCGTTCCATGTTTATCCAGGGCCTCTAACCTGGCGTGGTCCATCCTCCCCATGGATCGCGGACCACCGAACGAACGAGCCAACCGTGAGGCACTGAGCGCCGTGATTGGCCGCGGGACTGATTTCTCCCTAGAACGCCGCCGCATACGAATACGAGCCGTCACTGGACACCTCCCTCTACACCCTCACAAACAGTGAGGTACACATGGGGCTGTGAGATAGTGCACACCCCGTTACACAAGGAGCCCACTGTTAACACCCCCTGAGTACAAAAAGTACTAACAGTACGATAGCGTAGGCAAGCCCAGCTATCAAAGATGCTAACTCAACCTTTCGATTGTTCATTACTGACTCCTATTGCTGAACAGAACTAGCCCGGCTACAAGGTCAGAATGGCTTTAACGCACGCTGAGCCGTATAGGTCGTCAATCTTGGTGGAAATTCCACCTGCTCGAAAACTCCGCACACGTGATGCCCTGGCAAGCAGGCTAACGTCGTTATTACACAAGCGTCTCACTGCTTCCATAACGTTATCACGGTCTAGGTCTAGCAGAAAGCGCAGACCCTGCTTAAAGCTCGGGTGAGCTGAGCAGTTATCCCACTGCTGCATCGACCTGATGGCTGACAGTAAGGGTCCCCACTCGGCGTCCTCCTCCTCGGGAAAGGGCTTCATCCACCCCCCAAGGAACCGCATTACTGGCCGAACGCCGACATAGAGCCCGTGTTGAATCCAATCACTACTGTGCACACTCTGCAAGAAGTGCACCTCGTGATCGGACACGAAACTCTTTTCAGAGGACATAGTCATCCCAAGTTCAGTAGACAGCACATCAGACAAGGCCTTGGTGTCATGACACCCGTCGAAACAGAAAACCCCATCATCACCTTGAAGCAATGACGCTAGGATTCGGTGTCCTAGTCGGTGCGCCGCATACGTAACGCACCAAAAGTTGGCCATGCTGTCTATCAGGTTCGTTAGAACCGAACCCGACGGGACTCCTCCCTGACGTGAGTCAGGAGCCCAGTAGTCACCAGGCACGAAGAATCCAGTGCGGCAGAAGACCTCCTCACAAAACCGCACTAACTGACGGTCTGCACCGTGGAACCAAAACTCCAAGGCGTCAAAACACGCTCTGATGACATCATTTGGTAATGATGCGTCAAAACTACTGAAGTCTACAGATAGGATGGGCCATCTGATCTTCGACTTCAACATCGCTGTTACGACCCGGTCAACGGCCTCCCTGCTATGCCAAGCTGCAAACTTAGGACTGCAAAGCAGCTTGTTATGTACAGGGATGAACAACATCTTCTTCAAGATGTTAGTGGTCAGCGACATACCTATGAC